GCAAAGCCACCGCTTAACATCGTGCCACCAAAAGGCTGGCATTCTGTCTCTGCGGCATATTTCGCACATGACGGGGGGCTACTCCTTCAACGCCGCAGCGGCTATGTCCTGCCAGTGCTGCGGATCGTTTTTCCAGTTAACGATACGGCCCAGCGCCGTCTGCATCTGTTCGATCTCGTCGGCAGCGGCCATAAGTAATGGCCGCGCATCGCCCCAAATTGTCGGTCGAAACCGCGCCTCATCACGAAGGGTCTTGACGATTTCGTCGCGCATTTAACCGGGCTACTCCTCTCGGTTCCGTCTTTCTCTCCCATCATATCTAGCACAAGCATTGACAGTGTTCAAGGGCTGATTTATGTTGTGCGTACAATGTCGTCGAAATTGGATTTTCGAGCCTTGATCCAGCCGGTCCCATCGCTGCCCGAGGCGGCCCAAACCGAGATTCTTGCTCGGTATAAGCCGACCGAAACCTATGTGTGCAGCGAGCCGGAGGATTTCGAGGCATTCTTGCGCCAGATCAGGCCGCCCCGCGTGGCCGTCGTGGCCTATGCCGCCCTCCTGGGCGAGCAGCGTGGGCGCAAATGGGATCGGGCTGACAATATGGCCGGAATGAAAGCGGCTATCCACAAGCGCGGCAGCTACGTTGTGGAGGCTTCCAGCGGCCGCCGAAGCGACAAGAATTGGCCCGGAATGCGTCGCGACGGCGAGGCCATGTGCGGCCGGATTTCCCAGGGCTCCAAGTCGGTCATCAATGCCCGGCGAGGCGCGGAACCCTACGACTTCTCCGACAAGCACCTCGGCATCATATTGCGGGTTATGGAAAGCCGACGCTACAGCAACGATGACGAGCGCATCGAGGCGATCCGCCGTCAGGGCGTGAGGCCGGTCCCGAAACGGACATGGCTGTGGACGAAATTAGACAAGCTTGCTCGCGAGCGCGGGCTAAAGGACTAGGAGCCACAATGTTCGCCAACGGCTTCCTTGGCGGGTTGATATTCGGTGCACTGGTCGCGCTCGTTAGCGTGCAGCTGGCGTATGGGCTGCGTTAAATAGGAGACCCGGAGTGCGCAATCCGGTAGGGCGGGCGGAAAGAGGCCGGGGGGAGTCCCGGATATGTCGCCGCCTGCCCGCAAATTCAGACTAACAGAGGAGGAGCGAGTATTGCCGATCTTCCCTGTCGCTCCATGGTATCCAGACGGAACAGACATGCCTTGGACAAAGTGGTTTGCTTGGTTCCCGGTTCAGACCGAAGCGGGGCGATATGTCTGGCTCCGGTGGGTTGAGTGGCGGTTATCGCCGGACGGCCCACCGCCGAATGATGTCGCAGTGTGTCAATTTCGGTTATCACGATAGGAGCCATCTTGCCCCGCATTGAGACCATAGGCGACTGCACGCTCTATCTCGGGGACTGCCGGGAGATATTGCCGACGCTGCCGAACGTCGATGCGGTGGTGACTGATCCCCCTTATGGGATGCAGTTCCGGTCAAACCATCGAACAATCAAGCACGATGCGATCGCCAACGACGACGATTATGACAGTCTGTGGTTCGCCACGCGGATTCTGGCGAGCCACTCCATTTATGTATTCTGTCGTTGGGATAACTTGTGGGCTGTCCCCACGCTCAAGAGCCTTATCACCTGGGTTAAAAATAATTGGTCGATGGGTGATCTTGCCCACGAACATGCCCGGCAAACGGAAAGCATCCTATTCTATCCAGGCCCGCGCCATTTCTTCCCGAACGGGCGCCCTCAAGACGTTATAACCGGCATCCGTACAGACAATGGTCTTCACCCCACGGAAAAGCCCGCCGATGTCATGGGGCAAATAATAAGGTGGACTGAAGGGATTGTCTGCGACCCCTTCATGGGTTCCGGCACAACGGGCGTTGCCTGCGTCAAGCTCGGACGCAAGTTCATCGGCGTAGAGATCGAGCCTAAGTACTTCGACATCGCCTGTCGGCGAATTGAGGAAGCAACCCGCCAGGGCGACATGTTCCGCGACATCGAGAAGCGGGCGACCGAGATACAAGAGAAGTTGGAGTTCACCGAGCCGCTTTGTTCGCGTGAAGCGGCTGAATAAGCAGGAGCCCGCGATGGACAAAGAAGAATGGGTGATCCGCAAGCGCGGATTGTACTATCGCCCCAATCGAGCGGGCTACACGTCAAGCCTCGCAGCGGCGGGTCGGTACACCGAGGCCGAGGCAATAGCAGAGGCGATGATTGATCACTCCGTCACTGCACATCCGCTCGTTTCATTCTTTGTGCAGTCAGTTGTTCACGAAAGCGCCTAGAGGCTAGGAGACTGAAAAATGACACTTGGAGAATATCGCGTCGGCATCGACTTTAACCCCGGCGGCAACGCCGTGGTCGCTAGGATCAAGCGCGCCGCCGCAGACCTAATCGACATGCTGGCCGAACTAGACCATGGGAACGGAAGCAATAGCGAAGTCGCGCGCCTGGCCGCCCTTGCCGCAACTCACTTTGAGGATGGCGCAATGTGGGCCGTTAAGGCCGCGACCAAAAAGCCGCGATAATGACCCAGCAGAGCAGGAGGAACTTTTATCATGGAGGTCGGGGATAGGACGAGGCGGGAATTTGAGGACCGCAAAACGATCTACTACCTGGAATCCATCGCTCGCAACTTGACGGAATTGGCGAGCGTGATTGAGGACATTCCTGTGCCGTCGATGGGGTCGGAAGTGTTAGCAGACAACCGCAATTGGCTGGCGGATTATATTGCGGAGTTAAAGTCCGCGAAAGCGGCCTAGCAGAGCAGGAGCGGCTATGGGCTACACCTGTTGGACGGCGAACATTCTTGCCTTTGCCTACATGGGACGGCCGATGGTTATTTGGTTGCCGTTTGTTCGCGACAACGATTAGCAGTGAGGAGCGGTCATCCATGGCTAACCCAGACCCCAAATGCGGATTCTTTGGAGACCCGGAATGCTACTGTCGCAAGCACAAGTGCGAGTGCCCGTTTGACTTCCGCCCGCTCACGGACGAGGAGTTGAAACGGACGCTTGCGCTGGCTGAACTGTATAACTGGCAGTCAGAATAGGAGCCGCTATGCCGCTAAAGGATTTAGTCATCACCAAACAACTGCTTTGCCTGGAATATGAACCCGGCAAGCACCGATGGGCATATGTGTGGTTCGACCGCGACCACACGCCTGTCCGCATTAGATGGCTAGAGGACTAGGAGCTTGGCGCAAATGCCAAACCCCGGACGCGGGGTGACGTGGGCCGGACCACGGGCGGCAGGGTGTGGAGAACACCATCCGGCGCTGTCAGATTAGGAGCGTCGGCCAGTGAAAATGATGAACCGCTTTTGGCACATCGAGATGAATCCCGGCGAGCCTGGCGTGGCTCTTGAGTTACAGTCTACAAAAGCGCGTTTAGTGATGACCAAGAAAGAACTCCAAGAACTGTTCCACATGCTCGATAGTCTCATGTCACCTTGGGAAGCCTACGGGAAGCGCCAGAGTAGATATTCCTGGTATCTAGAGTGCGACTAGGCTGACGGTATTGGCTGGATTTGCTAATAAAATCAATTATATGGTATCTCCTGGTACATCCTGGGGGCGATTGCATCCAGTATCGCATTCTGCGGGCTAATAGCTAGATTCGGCTGAATTAACAACATGCTAACCGTTAATCGCTTCCCCGAATTAGTCGCGGGGAAGCGCATGGGAAGCCCGACGAGCGTCCAGCCAAGCCGACAGGTCAGAAACGCGATAGCCTACGCGGCGCAATGAAAGCTGCACCTTCGGCGGCGTCTCGCCGCGAGCCTCCATCCGATTCCAGGTCATTGACGACAGCCCTAGCATTTGGAGGACAGTCGAGCGCGGAATAACCCTTATGCGCTCAATAGCATTGTGGTCGTCACTCATCGAAAACTTCGCCGGTCGATCCGTCCCATATGACTTGCGGCTCGCCCTTTAGTTCGGCCATTTTTTCATTGTAGCGAGCCGTGATAAAATCCTGCCAATCGGGCGGGAGAATCTTCTTGTTCTTCACGTTTTCTTTCCCCCACGTCGCGAGCTCCACCACGCTGATCGACTCGTCGATCTCTTTTTGCATTGCCTCGTAAATGCCGCGACATTTTGCTTTCGGATGGTGCTGGTCGTGCGGCAACTCCTCGGCCACGCGAATTTTAAACTGTTTGATGCAGAAATACTTTTCCGCTTGGGTGTGGCACTTCGCGGCGGCCTTATCGTCGGTGGTGCCCTTTTGGTCCCGAAGCCGCTGAATCGCCGTCCACTCGACCGCTGGCGCCATATCGCCGTTTTCGTGAACGAGCGTGAAGTGATAGACGATCGCCAGCACCGAGCCTTTGTCGTTCTGTTCAAGTAGGCTGCGGCTTTGCTCGGATTGGAGCATAAATAAACCGTGCTGGGCGAGGAGCGGAGATAGCTTCTCGCTGATGTCCTCCCATCGCTGATAGCGATAGTTCTGGAACTGATTCACTCCCTCTTTGGCGACGGCTTCCATTTCGCGGGTGATAGCGATAACCGCCCTCGCGATGCTCGCTGGATAGCGTGCGGGCTGCGGTTGCGCAGGCGGATGCGGCTTTCGCGCCTCTTGATGGATCGCCGGGAGCTGCGGCTCCGGCGCGAGCTTCGGGGCTTCGGTTTCGATGCGGTCCTTAGTTGTGGTCTGTACCATTTCTCTCCTCCTGATCTAAGAAATATCTACGAAGCACGCGCAGAGTACACCACGCGTCAAACATCTCATCGCTTCGCCATCCCGTTTCCGTGGCGGGATCGCCGCCGTCGGCTACTTTGACGGCGTCGAGTGCCACGTCCAGAGCGTTGACGGTCTCTTGAATCATATTCATCGGCGCGCCTTCCGCAGCTCGCGCATTTCGGCGCGGATTAGCTTGATGGCCGCGGCGATCAGATCGCGCTCACGCTGGCGTGCGTCTTCGTAATCGCGCGGCCGCCGCACAAACGGCGCGGGCAGAATGCTCGGCGCTGGTACCGGGATTGCTTCGTCGTCTGGCATTCTCATTCCTCCACCACTGTCACGTTGCTAATAATCCAAACTGCTGCAGGAATGCCGCTGCGGTTCACGCCGCGACGCTCGGCTCGTTGAATTAGCCCAAGGGTATGCAGTTCCGAAACGCGCGGGCGCACATAAAGCACCGAGCGAGCCATAAGGTCCGCGATTTGGTCTGCAGTCAGACCGCGCGAATGCGTCTTTAAGATTTGCAGTACTTCGGCCTGCGCTGCCGAGACAGTCGGTTCTATTATTTTGGCCGCATCGCGCGAGGTGCTGCCCTCTTTCCATCCCGGCGCTTGGGGATATTGCCTCATTGACCAGCCAAAGAGGTCAGGATCGCCTGCCATGCTTCACCACATTGCCGCGATGTGCGGCGCTAGAGCTGTCACCACGAGCGCGAGCGACACGATCAGCATCAGCGCGATTGCGTTGGTGTACATTTCAGCATCGCAAAAATTGCTTCGCGCATTGCGCTTACCTCGCCACTGGTTAGTGTTGCAGCGGAGTCCATGATCGGCGCGGCGTCGCGATAGTCGATAAGGCCGCAATGCACCGCATCGCGCACCACAAGCAGCAGCGCGTTCATCAAGTCGTCATGCCGCTCGGCAAAGCGCGCGTTCACGACGCCACCGCCCTGCACATGATCGCAAGGTGTGCTGCGTAGTAGGCCGCCGGGTCATGGCGTCGACTCCAGCGCAGCATCAGCCGCAATTCGCGCAGTACCTCGATCGACAGGCGGCAGCGCCCGCCGCCGAAGATCGATGAAATCTGGAACGCCTTGCGTTCGTCGCGATAGCTGCGCTCGACGAGCCCGATTGCGTCATCGAGGCTGTAGGGCCGCAACATCGCCAGCCGCGCGCCATACCGCGCCCGCACGCGGGGGTGATCTATGTCGAGGCGCATAAACGAGCGCACGAGGCGCTTAAAGAGGTCGTGCGTAGCGGCCTCGCCGAACGCGGCCCTGATCTGCACGACTGTGGCGTCGATGGCTGACACGGCGTCCTCCCGATTGAGCGTCGGGAGGAATGTACACCCGGCGCACACACCAGGTCAAGCGAAATGTGCGCATGGTGTACAAAGCTCGGATTGCCCTTATTTTCCTGAGCGGCTACGCTGGCCTGTCCACAACAGGGAGGTAGGGGACATGACGAAAATAGTCGCAGCCACTCTATTGCTGGCGGTCATCTTGCCAGCGGTCCCGGCATTCGCCGGCCCTTGTGAACATTACTACGATAGGGCGTCGGATGGGTCCCAATGCGGCGGCCGCTCGTCTGATTCGCGGCCGGGCGGTAAGTAACCTCAGGGGGCCGCCTCGATCAGGCGGCCTCCTCCTCCAGAATAGCTTTGATGAAGCGTTCGGTTTGCCGCATCTGTTCCGGCTTTAATTTCGCAAGACTGTCAAGTAAAGACCAAGGTGCTTTAGGATCAAGCGGGTTACGCATAAGTAAATCGGCGGGACTACACCGTAACTCGTCTGCCAATAATTCCAGCATTGGTTGTTTATAGGCCTGGAAGCCTCGCTCGACACGACTTAGGCTTGCGTGCGTCATTCCAATACGCTCAGCCAGCACCTCCAGCGACAGCCCGCGCTTTTTTCGCCAATTCCTGATCTGCGTCGGCTGATAGGGCGGCGTTTTGAATCGCGGCGTGACCTTCTTTTCCATGTACACATGGTGCAACCCTTTAAAAAGGCGTCCATATCTCCCGGTGTACAAAACCTCTTGACCTGAATTGTGCGCCCGGTGTACAAGCGCGCTATGCACCTCTCAGACTACATGACGCGCAACAAGCTCACGGACGACGACGTGGCCGAGGCGATCGGCCGAACTCGCGTGAGCGTCAGCCGCTATCGGCGGGGGCTCATTCGCCCGAGCTGGGATGTGATCGAAGCCATCCGCGCCTTAACGAACAACAAGGTCCGATTTGAGGACTGGAAAATCGCGGAGGTCGCATGAAATCTGCCGCCCGGACGCTCCTCCCTGGACCGGCGCGGCGATGGCGGTCCGTCCCTTATCCGCTGCACCGTCGAAACTCCCGCTCTCGTGTCCGTGTCCAAGTGGACAGTAGCGTGAGGGGTTTTGCAGGTGAGCAAAGAGTCATTGCCTTCGGAGCAAGAAGTGACCGAAGCGGCGTTAGTCGATAGCTGCGCGGAGTGGGCGCGGCGAATGACGCACACCGAGGCGCGCGGCCCCGGCGATCTAGAGAACGCATGGCATCGACTTGAGGCGCGGTATGGCGTGCCGTGGCGGCTGTTCTGGCAGCTTCGTTACCGCAAGCCCAAGGTCATCGCCGCCGCGCTCTACCTTCGTCTTTTAGCCGCGTATCAACACGAATGCGAACGGCAGACGCGGAAGCTGCGCGATGAAATCGAAATCACGAAAAATAAAATCGGGGCTGATCATGCTGCTGTGCGCGCGGCTGCTGCTCTGGTTGGCGAGGACGACAGCGAAAAGGGGCAGGTGAATGTACGATCTAATCGGGGAGAGCCCGTATGACGGGCGTATTGCAAACTCACCGTGGACGGACGGCGCTGTGCAGCAGCTCAAGACCTTGCAGGCCGATCACTGGAGTGCGGGCCAGATTGCCCGCAAAATGGGCCTTTCTCGCAATGCCGTGATAGGCAAGATTCATCGGCTCGGACTGAAATTGAGCGGACGCAAGGAAGCTACAGGAACACGCGATCGGCGCCGAAGCGAAAACGGCGGCGGTTCAATCGCGAGGCTACGCAAAAGGGCACCGCCTGTGCCGAAAGTCGAGGAGCGGCGCGTCGGCGAGCCAGAGTCGCGGAAAGTCCCGGTTTACAAGCTCGACTTCATCAACGATTGCCGTTTCCCCACCTCAGACGAGGCGCCGCATGTTCATTGCGGCCATCCGCGCCTCACGCCGGGCCGAGATCACATCAGCGTCTATTGCGAATACCACACCGTTCTCACGCGAAACCCAAGCCATCGCCAGCGCGGCACGGGACACGGCCATCTGGTCTACTGGTCCGCTCGGTCGCGCTGACTTTCAGAGGGAGTGCACGCTGATGAATGGTCCGTAGCTACGCAATAAACAGCAGTCTCAATCCGAACAACCCTTCGTAAGTGGCGCGTTGGCGCGACCCCGCCGACGCGTCATTTTCATGAGCGGGGCAACTTCCATGAAGTGGTACAAACACGATCCCAGCGCCGCACTGGCCGGAATGATCGGCCTCTCCGTCGAGGAGCGGGGTGCCTACTACACGCTTATCGACCTGCAATATGCGCGCGCGCCGCACGGCGATGTCACCGACGCGCTCGTGATCGCGGCGCTAGCTGTCAGGCCGCAAGTGTGGAAGCGGTTAAAGGTTCGTCTAATTGCGCTGGGGAAAATTCGAGAGCTAAACGGCAAACTCCTCGCAAACCGGGTCGAAACCGAGGTGCAAACTGCCGTGAAACTCATGGCAAACGGGGTAGTTTCAGGTGGGGTTTCGGAGCACCTATCGGCCAAAATCAAAGGGTTAGGGCATGTCGAAAAAATGCTCTTGGGTGGGGAAAACCACAACCACAACCAGACTTCTTTCTTAAGTATGGCCCGCCAAAATGTGGAAAAGCACAAAAAGGAGGGTGGTGACGAACCGGCTGGCTCGCTCGCTACGGCGCCATGGGGCGCGCTTGCTCGCCAGCCTATCACCGAGCAAGCGGTGACGGCGAAGCCGCCGAGTGCAACGTCACGGGCCGAGCTAGACGCGATGTTCGCTGGTAGGCGAGCAAACGGTGGCCGCCAATGAGCGGGAGGACCAAGCCCCGTACAGTCCCCTGCCGGGAATGCAACGGCACTGTCGAGCCGCCGCAAATTGTCTTTTGCTGCTTGCGATGCAAGCGCCGATGGTGGAATCGCTACGTCAATCTAACCCGTCGACGGTACGGTTATTGGCGCAGCCGATATGCGGCCACCAAGTTCGACCGGCCATCGAGCGAAGCCGCCGAGTGAATTTTTCTCGCGATGTGTGCCGCCTTGACCAGCCGCGCGCCGCGCGCCGCGCTCATGCTGCCGGACATGAGAGCCACAGCAAGCGAATGCCTAGAGAATGCTAGGGTGTGTCTGCGCTGGGCAGACATGGCGCGCGATCCTGAGGACCGGCGCGCGTACATCGATCTGGCCCACACTTGGTTCCTAGCGGCCGGCCGGGCTGGCCTCGAACCGGCGCCCGCCGCGCCGGCGGTCTGGCCGCCGGGTCGCGAAATGAACGGAAGCTAGAACGCAAAGCCCGGCGAGCTCGGAGGCGTCCGAACCCGGCCGGGCCTGCTAACCCGCCAAGTGCCCGTCGCAAGGGGCACAAGCGGCGGACCTACTGCGGCGGACTAGGTGGAGTCATCGTCCTGACCTCCCGAGAACCGCCCCCCAGGCGGCCCCATGTATAATGTATAGCATAATCTCAGCTTTGAGGCGCAAGCTGTTGATATGCCTACCGATAGTTGATAAATTCACGGCTCACGGCGGGACACGGCTATCTACGGCACGAAATGGACGGCGGCGCGCGTCGCCGATCGGCTAGTAGCGGCTTTCCGGGGAATGCGGGGCGTGCCGATCTACTCGCCCCGGAAGGGCGTTTTTGCCCCACAACGGCCAATCGACGGCCTGGAGCTCATCGCCGCGGCGCAGCAGGCTTTGGGCCGTGAATCGCCGCTTTGCCTGTATCTTTTGACGTGGGCGAGGTCCCGCGCGGACCGGAAAGTAGCCGCTTTTTGCCAAGAGGCGGGCCGGCCGCGGTCGACCCTCTACCACCGGCGCCGGCGCGCGCTCGCGCAGGTGGCCGCGTTCCTCAATGCGGCGCGCGGCCGCTGTATGTCGTGCACCGAACACGACGCTTGCGAGTTGGACAGTTTTTCCCCGATTTTTGCGCAGGAAACGCAAAGCGAGAACGGGAAATGGCCCAACCGAAGCCGAAAACCCTTGGCCGCCACGATCTCAAGGGCGCATCTGAGCCAGCCAGCGGCTACGCCGTCCCGCCCCGGTCCCTCCATAACTCCCGCACTCGGCTCGGCTTCGTCGCGGTCCCGGACGCCGGGCATAACCCCGATGGCCGGGCGCGGGTCCGGGCGCTCGCCCGGCTCGACCTCCTAGACCAAGAGCGCCGCCATGGACTGATCGAGGAGGCGGCCTATCTGGCCGGCCGGGAAACCGAGCGGATTTTCGAGCGCGGCGCGCGCGTCGGCTGCGGCGGACAGTGGCGGCAGGGCGACCGTGTCGATTCAGCAACAGCGCACGAGCTTTCCATTGTGCGCAACACCGAAAGCGCTTTGCGCGTTAACGCCTATGTCGCTTGGGTGGTGCGCACCTTGGGCCGGCGCGACGCGCGGATTTTGAGCCGCATTCTCGGCGACCGGCTCACCTATGAGCAGTGCGCCATATTGGAAGGGAAAAGCGGAACACGCGGCGGCTGGTACATTGCGAACCGATTTCGGGATGCCCTAGAAACCCTTGCCGAGGCGAAGGCAGCAAAGGGGCGAGATCATGAGCGAGGTAGCGCGAGCGGTAATTAATCAGTTTTTGAAAGAAGAATGCGGGTCGCTGTGCGGATTTGAATTGACGCCGCAGCGGTGGACGCGGCTGCAGCTTGCGCTGTTCCATCATGACCGCTGGATTTACGAAGTCGATAAGAAGGGATGCCATCCGATTTCATTTGACATGCAATGCGGTTCGGGTGCAAAACGCTAACCTCAACAACCGTTCTTGTTCGTGGAATGCTCTGGCGCCTCGGAAGCTTACACTTCCGGGGCGCCACTGCTTTGCACGATAAATATCCGTATCGTGCACCAAATGCCGATGTGAAGCGGCACGGTTTCACCTAACAAAATCAATCACATGCATGGCAGAAAATCCGCTGGTGAAAACCGGCGCGACGACGCTTGCGACTACGGAAGTACTAGCGCGAGCGGCCGATTATGCCAGCGCCGCGAAGTCCGAAGCGACGAAACGAGCCTATCGGAGCGACTGGCAGGATTTCGAGCGGTGGTGCGCTCAGCACGGCGTCGCGCCGCTTCCCGCGGAAATTGGAACGGTCGCAGCATACTTAGCTTCGCTCGCTGACGGCGGGTTGAAAGCCTCAACAATCACGCGGCGCGGAGCCGCAATCGGATACGCGCATCGCTTGGCTGGGATGCCTCCCCCCACCGCGAGCGAGCCAGTCAAGGCCGTCCTTCGGGGCATACGCCGGCGGGTTGGCGTTGCAGTAGAGCGGAAAGCTCCTGCGACGGCGCGCGCTATATCGCGAATGGTCAAGGGGGCCAGCGTCAGGGACCGGGCAATTCTGCTGCTCGGATTCGCCGCGGCGCTGCGGCGCTCAGAGTTGGTTGACTTAAAAGTCAAAGACTTGGAGCGCACGCCAGATGGGCTAATTGTCCATATTCGGCGCAGCAAAACAGACCAAGAGGGCGAAGGGCACCAAGTCGCCGTTCCCCTCGGCACGAAATTAAAGCCTGTCGAAGCAGTGGACGCATGGCTTGCCAAGCGTGGAACTGATCCAGGCCCACTATTCGACATTTCCGACGCAACGGTCGCTCGCATCGTCAAGCGCGCCGCGCGACGCGCGAAGCTCGACCCGAAAGAAATGTCAGGCCACTCCCTGCGAGCCGGCTTTGTCACGTCGGCGCTCGAAAGCGGCGCGGACATCCTCAAAGTGATGGACGTGACACGGCATCGCGAAGTGAAAACGCTCAAGGCTTATGACCGCCGCGCAAAGGCATTCAAGGATCATGCGGGCAAGAATTTCCTATGAATGAGGAAATGCCGAACGAGACGCGCGATGCCGCAAATCATGCCATCGCGTTCACCATCTGCCACTGGACAGAAAGCATGGGCGACTTTGTCGACCTATCCAGAGAAATCACCGCCTGCATAGCTCGCGTAGTTCGCATTGCCAGAGAGGCCGACAAATGCGCCGCATCATAGCCGTGGCACTTGCAATCGGGCTGCTAGCCTCGCCCGTTAGCGGCAAAGAGATTGAAACAGCCCCGACCCTCGTCATTCATTTCTCGCCGGGCGGCTCTCTGTTCCAGTTCACCGAGAAATATAACGACATCGAGGAGCGCGGCGGGCGCGTCATTATTGACGGCGTTTGCATTAGTGCGTGTACGTTGGTACTCGGCCTCGTGACGCTCGACCGCGTCTGCACTACTTCACGCGGCGTCTTTGCCTTTCATTCGGCCTCCGTTGAGGGGAAGTTCTCCGCAGACGGCACTGGTATCTTATGGGCCATGATGCCCGAGCAAGTGCGGGAGTTTTTTAGGCAGCAAGGATGGGCTGGGCCTGAGCAGGAGCACGAGCACCTGATTTTTGCTGAGGCCACGCGCTTCGTGCAGCCATGCGCGTCTGCCATTGCCAAGCGCTTTGCAAACAAGGACGAGCAATGAAAAAACTCATTATCGCCACGGCTCTTTTGGCCGCTGGGGCGACTGCATACGCTCAGGAAACCCACAATCGCATCGTCGGGACGGTTAAGATCGGGGACGAGGTTATCACCGCCGTCACCTATAACCGCCAAGATTTTGCGGACCTCGACGCTTGCAAGGCGTTTTTAGCGGCCCCTGACGATGAGTACCTGCAGGCCAAAAGCGCGCTGCTTGAGTCTATCGCCCGCAATCACCACGTCGAAGTCGAGGCGGTGAACATCGAGTTCAAGTGCGAGAAATCCGACCGCTAGGCAGCTCGCGAGCCCCGCGCCCGGCGGGCTTAGTGGCGGTGCCACGACCGGGCAAATTTGGAACTTTTGCCATTCTGGGCTACTACATATTGTGCTTCGCATTATCGCGACACACAATGGAGGCAGCAATGGCGAATGCCAATCAGTCGACTATCAGCTCGCTCACGGGCCGGCCTAAGCGCAAATACACGAAAAGCGCGACAACGCAGACCCGGACTGGCATTCAGCGAGGCAAACAGAAGCGCCGCTCCTCACCCGGCCAGATGTTCACTCTGGCCCAGGTGCGGGCATTGATCGGCGCAACGTAAAGCAGGGCCTCGAAAGCCCTGACCGGAACTCCTTCTCTCAACTCGGGCCGCTTTGGCGGCCCTTTTTTATGACGCCCTGGACTTTCCCCATCATCCTCACGCTCGGATTGGCTGAGCTCATGCAGCAAGAGGTCGCGCAGTGGACGGCTATCCTGTTCGCCGCGACGGGGAGTGGTTTCGCATCCCGTGGCGCGGACACCTCATTTCTTGCTGCGACTGCGGGCTCGTGCACCTGATCAAGCCGCGCAAGCGCGGTCGATCGCTCGAAATCCAGGCCACACGAATGCCGCGGGAAACCGGCGGCAGACGTTCCGCCCTCACTCGGGGCAAGAAGAAAGCCTAAAGGGCCGCCCTCGCGCGCTGGCCCGCCGCCTGAAAACAGGGCGGCTGAGGAGACCTAATGCAATTCCAACCCGGCCAATCGGGCAATCCCGGCGGGCGCCCCAAGGCATTGAAGGAAGTACAGGAGCTCGCGCGGTCGCACGCGCCGGCGGCGATTGAGACGCTGGCCCAGATCGCCACCTCGGGCGAATCGGAGCAAGCGCGGGTCGCGGCCTCGAATGCGATCCTCGATCGGGCGTTCGGCAAGCCGGCCCAGGCGATCACAGGGGAGGGCGGCGAGGGGCCTGTTTTGGCCGCGATCACGGTCAATTTCGTTAAGCCGCCGCCGAATGACAGCGCAGGCTGATTTCCCGGCCAAGCTGGAGTTTCTATTCCACCCCTGCCGGTACAAAATCCTTTACGGGGGGCGCGGCGGGGCGAAATCGTGGGGGGTGGCGCGCGCGCTGCTGATCATGGGCGCCCAGCGGCCTCTGCGCGTGCTGTGCAGCCGCGAAATCCAAAAGTCCATGAAGGATAGCGTGCACAAGCTGCTATCCGACCAGGTGGCGGCCCTCGGGCTTAGCGGCCACTATCGCGTGCTGGCCGACGAAATCCGCGGCAGCAACGGCACCGAGTTCGTCTTCGCCGGGCTCCGGCACAACGTCGACAGTATCAAGTCGAAAGAGGGCATCGACATCGTATGGGTCGAGGAAGCGCAGACCGTCTCGAAATCCTCATGGGACAAGCTGATTCCGACCATCCGAAAGACGGGCTCGGAAATATGGGTGACGTTCAATCCCGAGCTGGAGTCCGACGAGACCTATGTGCGGTTTGTCGCAGAGCCCCCCTCAGTTGCCCAAGTTGTAAAACTGACGTGGCGCGACAATCCCTGGTTTCCCGAGGTGCTGCGCGCTGAAAAGGACGCGCTGCAGGCCAAGGACCCGGACGCCTACCTGACCGTATGGGAAGGCCACTGCCGGCAGGCGCTCGAGGGCGCGATCTACGCCAAGGAAATCCGCGAGGCGACAGCCGCAGGGCGCATCTGCAGCGTGCCCTACGACCCGGCTAAGCCGGTCGATACCTACTGGGATTTGGGCCGCGCCGACATCACGGCGATATGGTTCGCGCAGACGATCGGCTTCGAGCATCGGATCATCGACTATTACTCGAACACCGGCCACGCCCTCGACCACTACCTCAAGGAATTGCAGGGGCGGCCATACGTCTACGGGACGGACTGGTTCCCGCACGACGCGACCAGTGCGCTCCTGGCGGCTGAGAAGACCATTCAGCAGCAGGCCGAGGCCATCGGCCGGACGACCGAGATCACGCCGAACATTGGCATCGCCAACGGCATAAACGCCGCGCGCACGCTGTTCCCGCGCTGCTACTTCGACGCCGCGAAGTGCGCTGACGGCCTGCAGGCGCTGCGCCACTATCAATACAAGGTCGACCCGAACACCGGCCAGCGCAGCGCCGAGCCGCTGCACAACTGGGCTTCACACGGGGCTGATGCTTTCCGCTACCTCGCCGTCGCGATCACTGAGCCGCGCGGCAAATCACAACCTCGTCGCCGAGCTGTCGGCGCCGGATGGATGAGTGCTTAAGACTGTAAGCGGTCCTTAAGATCGTCAACCAGGACACTCTTTTGAAGCTCAAAGGCGTCAACGCGCTCGTGGGCCGTTAGCTGGCCCAAAGCTTGGGCGGCGGATAAATGCGCCATTGAGGCAGCGAGAATGCTAGCGACCTCGCGGTGTGCTTCCTCGTTGCCCTGCTTAGACAAGCCCGCCCGCTGAAGCACTTCGTCGGCCATCGTGTCGAATAAGAGCATTTCGGAGGAATAGCATGTACATGACTTGGCCGCCACAACAGCAGCCGTGCCCGACGTGCGGGCGCTGCCCGACGTGCGGGCATTATGGTGCCGCTCCGATGCCCTGGAGTACCTACGGCGGCTATGTTTCGCCATCCTATGGCAACACCACAGCCGGCGGTTACGTCCCGTCCACAACAACGCCGAAGACCTAATGCCTTTCAAATCCAAAGCCCAGATGGCTTTTATGAACGCCAACCGCGCGAAGATGGAGCGCCAGGGCGTCGACGTTGACGAGTTCAACGCCGCGTCCAAAGGCATGAAGCTGCCCGAGCGCGCCAAGCCCGCAGACGACAAGCGCCAGCCCGGCTTCATGCCGCGCAGCCAAGGGCGCAGTTGGCGGAAGTAAGTGGCCGACACGTATTTCGACCCGCTGGCCGCAAGCGCCGGCGTAGCGCCGGACGGACCGACGCCCTACGGCTCGGCCGTGCTGCAAAGCCTCGTGAACCTCGGGCTTGCGCCCGGCCGGATCGCGCAGGGGCAGCGGCTTGAGAACGTCGGCCAATACTCGGACCTCGACGAAGCCCAGCGGCAAGTAAACCTCGATGCGCTCATGAAGGGCGCGCCCGCGATTGCGCTGACCATGGTGGGCACCGGCTCACCGTTTGCCGCGGAGGGCGCGCTCGGCGCCGCCGGCGCTAAGGGCATCCGCGCCTATCACGGCTCGCCGCACGACTTCGAGCGGTTCGATATGTCGAAAATCGGCTCGGGCGAGGGCGCGCAGGCCTACGGGCATGGGCTGTATTTCGCGGAGAATCCGGGTACGGCGCAGAGCTACAAGGAAGCGCTTGCGCAACGCGGCCTAACGGTGCCCGAAAGCATCGCTGACAACATTCTACAGACGCCAGGCTATGGGCGGGAAAAGGGAATTGCCTACCTTCAGGCCCGGATGGAAGCGAACAAAAATGTTCCGGGCTTCCCCGTGCAGCAAGAAGAATATCGGCAAGCTATTGACATCTTAAAAAGCGGCTGGGAGGCACCTAAAGGCCGCATGTACGAGGTGCAGATCAACGCCGAGCCCGAGCACTTCCTAGACTGGGATAAGCCGCTGACGCCAGACATGCAGCGTCAATTGGCACCGATCATCGAGCAAACAAAAAAGTCATTTCCTCGTCTCACAGACAACGAGGAGTTAACGGGTCCATTGCGGGGACAAGACCTGTACCGGGCCTATTCGGCTCATCGCGCCCATCCTGATTTCGCAAGCGAAGCCCTCCGCGAGGCCGGCATCCCCGGCATCAAGTACCTAGACCAAGGGTCGCGCGGCGATACAGCGGCTTATACGCAAGCTATGAAAGAGGCGGCTGATCTTGAAGCCAAGGGGCACCCCGAATGGGCAGCCGCTAGGCGCGCCGAAGCCGAAGCTATACGTGGCTCGCAAACACGCAATTACGTCCTATTCCGCGACGACATCATCGACATTCTGAGAAAATACGGCATCGCCGCCCCAGTAGCGGCAGGGCTCGCCGAACAGATGGGCGCGCCCGAGCGCCCCGCACAGAGACAATAATCATTGGCAAAGAAGCGCAAGGCCGCGGCTTATACCGCCACGGACACGGCTGACCAGGATACCGAGGCGCCGAAGGAAACGCCGCGCGGCGAGCCCGAAGACGGCGACCTCGCGGAGGCGCTGAAACGCTACCGCGCCGGCTGGGAAAAGGACCGGACCAACCAGCAGCTTGCCTATGAGGACTTGGCCTTTCTCGCCGAGGAGGGCCAATGGGAAGCGCGCGCCAAGCAAGAGCGCACCGCCGAGGGGCGCCCGATCCTCACCGTGAACAAGTGCCCGCAGTTCGTGCGCCAGGTCACCGGCGACATCCGCCAGCTACGCCCAGCCGTTAAGGTCGTGCCGGTCGACGACGCGGCCGACAAGGATGTGGCCGCGAAAATCCTGCCGGGCATGATCCGCTACATCGAGCAGCGGTCTGACGCCAAGGCGGCCTATTTCTCCGCGGCCGACCAGATGGTCGGGGCCGGAATCGGCCACTGCCGCGTGTATACTGAGTACGCCGCCGCGACTACGTTCGACCAGGAAATCTGCGTCGGCGGCATCGAGGACGGAATTGCGGTCGTTTGGGACCCTGACGCAACGCACCCGACGCGCAAAGACGCGATGTGGTGCTTTGTGCCCTTCGATTATTCGCGGGACACGTTCAAAACCCGCTGGCCGGACGCGTCGGCGGACGAGCTCGACTACCACGCTGAGGACGCGTTCAAGGACTGGCTGACGGGCGAAACCGTCCGCGTCAACGAATACTGGCGCAAAATGCCGTCGAAGCGCGAACTCGCGCTCTACCCGACAGGCGAGCTCGTCGACCTGACGGATGACGATGACGGCACCAAGCGGGCCGACGCAGAGGCCGCCGGCGCGCGCATCGAGAAGCGCGATAGCTTCAAAGTCGAGAGATTGCTCATCACGGCCTCGTCAATCCTAGAGGGACCGGACGAGTGGCCGGGCGCACATATCCCGATCGTTCCGATGATCGGCGAGGAGATCAAGATTGGCCGGCGGATTGACCGCCGCGGCGTGGTGCGGGGGCTCAAAGACACGCAAAGGATTTATAACTACGCCGCCAGCGCCGAGGCCGAGGTGATCGCGCTGCAGCCCAAGGCGCCATTCTTGGGCACCCGTAAGAATTTCGAGAAGTATCTAGATGAGTGGGAAACGGCGAACTCGCGTAATTGGCCGTTCTTGCAGTTCGAGCCCGACCCCGCCAACGGCGGTGCGTCTCCTCAGCGCGTGGCGCCTCCGGTCGCGTCGACGGGTATCACCGAGCTGCGCGCAAGTGCAACAAATGACATGCATGAGGTCACCGGCATCTATCCGGCGAGCCTCGGCGCTAAGTCGAACGAGGCCAGCGGCCGCGCGATCCTGGCTCGCCAGCGCGAGGGCGATACTGGCACGTATATTTATATCGAGGCGTTCGGTCGCGCCGTGCAGCGCGTCGGCGAGATCATCGTCGACCTGATCCCGCACATTTACGACACCGAGCGGACCATCCGAATTGTCGGCGAAGACGGCAAAGTCGACGCCTTAGAAATCAACAAGGAACAACTCGACCCGAATGGTGATGGCGTCGCCACGCTAGTTATGAACGACCTCACCGTCGGCGCTTACGAGGTGATGGTCGAAATGGGCGCCTCCTACGCAACCAAGCGTGAGGAGGCCCGCGACGGCATGAGCCAACTGCTCCAAGCGGCCGGCCCCGAGACGCTGCAGCTATTCCTCGACCTGTTCGTGAAACAACAGGACTGGCCGCTGGCCGACAAGATCGCCAAGCGCGCCGAGCTCTTGCTTCCGCCGCCTATCCGCATGGCCGAGGCCCAAGAGGCCGGAGAGCCGCCGCCCCAAATGCCACCGCCAGCGCCGCCCCCGCCGCCCACGCCCGAGCAGCAGCTTGAAATGCAGAAAATCCAGGCTGAGCACGCAATGGCCGGGAACGAATTACAGGTCAAAGGCCAAGAGCTTCAAG